CCGTCGCTCGTGCCGCCTTTCCAGTCCGTCACCACGTGCAACGCCACCTCCGGCTCGGCTCGATACTCCAAGCCGTTTACTATCGCATTCCATTTGATGGGCCGGAACTCGATAAACACGGCCGGACGCTCCCAGTTCTCCTCCTGCTCGATAAACTCCACGTTATGGTTCCACAAATCGATGTGCTTGATCGCACCGCCGCCGACCTCTTTCAGACGGTCGCACAGCATTCGGTAAAGTTCTTTTCTCATTTCCTCTCTATTGAAAAATCAACATTGAAATATTCATTTAAATTCTCCTCGATGATTTCGCGCACGATGCGCTCCACCTCCGGCCCCGCACCGAGGAATCGACGACGCGGTATGCGAATCGTTGTTCCGGCTCGTTTGAGGGCCATAAAACGCCAGAAATCGGCCTCTGTGGAGAGTTGTTGCGTCCGTTTATCATTTCGACGCTCCCCGTTCTTTTTTCGTCCGAAACTGCCGGTTGCCTCGTAGTATTTATACCAGAAAAATCGCTTCATCTTGGCCGTCACCACGATTTCGCCCCCGTCGTTGTGTATGGAAGCATACGGCAGATCGGTGAAAAACGTGATGCTGTTCTCGGTCGTCCGGCTTCGCACACTCCTCCGCAAATTGCCCGTATCGATTAGAAGTGTACCGCCCGGGCGGTTCGGGCTTTTCCGTCTCGCCCACGCCTCGCTGAAAAACGCCTGTCGCTCGAAATTACGGTCGAACTCATCGCCGAGCTCCACCTGTATGTCCCGAAGTATCCGCTTGATTATTTTGCCGGCCTCTTCATTCATAGTCCTCGTCCTTAAAGAGCAAAAGCTGACGGGTCTCCTCGTCAGCTATGTGATTCTTTTCCTTCGCATCGGCATTGAGTATGTTGTAGAAGGTCCGTTCGGTAATGCCATAAACCGGATATATGTACCGTCGCCATATCTCCCGGTTCGGGACTCCCGACTTGACGTAACGGTCATATATCCTGTTTATATCTTCCACACGTTTCTTGTAACTTACTCCGCGCCGTTTTGCCATATGGTTTTATTCTGTCTTTTGGGGTTTGTACGGACGCACATCGAGCGTCATGTCGCAACTCACCATTACCCGGCCGCTCCCCTCACACTGGGGGCAGGGACCCGTTTTCCGAAATAACCGCCCGGAATAGATTTCTCCCGTGCCGTGGCATGCCCGGCAAATAGCGATTTTCGGGGCCTTCCTCACTTTCTGTATCATACCGCCTCTTCTCTTTTGGGTTCCACATAGAACGTCTCGTCCTGCACCACTTGTATGCCGCACTTGGCCATCATCTCGATCATCGATTTGCCAGCGCCAAGAGGGCCTTCGTCGGTCGTCACCATTGCCTCCCGGTCGGCAAGCATTTTGTCTTTGGCCAATTCCTCGGTCAGGCGCACATATCCCGGCAGGAACTCTTTGGTC